CGCCCGGTCATCCGATCGGGCGTGAATTGGGTGCGCAAGCACTTGATTCCAATTCCGACTCATCTGGTCCCCCTAATAAGGGTATCGAAAGGATCCTGCTAATGGAATCACAACGTAGTCGCTCTACAACCGAGTTCGGCGCCAACTATGGTAGTTGGTCGTCTAGCCCCATTCCAAGCCCCGCTTTACAAGGACCGACGTTTTACGGTCTGAGTTTGTGCGGACGTTCAGGAACAGGGACGGTGGTTGCACGCAACGATACGATTGTGGATCGCGTTAATCCCAGTCATGGTACGTTTGACCAGGTTAACACCGTCGACCACACTCACGTACGTGGCGCATGCGTCAAGATAGACTTCGTTGACAGCTTCGCTCCGAAGCTTGTCCAACGCTATCCGGACGTGTACGTTCAACGTAAGAAGAGATGGTTTTCAGGTAAACACTGGGTCAAACCCTTAACGTTGCCTAATCTTCAATCCGAAGATGTTACGGCATGGGATGATCTAGCGATTTCATTAGCCGACAAATTGCAGTCTAATCTTCGCGCGCATTCGTTACTGGGTGTAACGCTTGCAGAGCTTGGGAAGACTGCACGAATGGTGAAAAACCCATTCAGTCTATTCACAACAAACTGGCGCAGTGTCGCAACCGGCTTTTGGTCCGGCGCACAACTTGCTAAGAAAGGTGCTAGCTTGTGGCTTGAGGGTCAGTATGGCTGGAAATCAGCCTATCTAGACTTGAAGGGCTTTACTAAGTCCTTTGAGAAGCTAGACAAGTATTATGCTGACGCAATCGAGCCTGACTACAGTCGTCGATTTAGCGCATCGCGCGAAATCGTTGGATCCACGCCGAGTAGTAACTACTCGGATCAAGCGTGGTCTGGCTACATCTCCACGTGTTTAACCTCCGGTAACACTAACCGGGGCTGGTGTCGCCTAAAATATGGGCCACCAACATGCAAGATGATTCTACAGGGCCATAGAACAATGGCTGCTGGGGAGATCCTCTCTAAGGTGAAAGGTACGCTGCGCGTGCTTGGCGCTGATAAGGAGGCCTTGCTGACCTCGCTGTGGGAACTAGTGCCGTACTCATTCGTTGTCGATTGGTTTCTCGACACTGAGTCTTTAATTCGGTACTGGTCCGCAGCACGCTTTCTGCATTCGTCTGCTGTCCGTGATTTGTGTTGGTCGACGAAACAGTCCATTGAATGGACTGCTGAGACGATCAACGATTCTCATTACGGGATGGGCAGTGATCCCGACTGGTCGAACGTAAAACCAATTGCCCGCAGCTGTATTGTTGCTGTTGGCGAGGCTCCCGGGTACTATAAAAGGTATCGTAGGGGTCTTGGGATTCCAATCTTGCAGCCGAAGCTGATCGATTTTGACCTGTCAAGCACCCAAATTGCGAATGGCATGGCGCTGTTAGTACAGCGTGCTGTTCGCTGAACCAGTGTACCCGAAAGGGTATCCAACCCTCGTTGAAGGAGACTCTGTTTATGGCTACTCAAACTCTCACGCCTTATATCAACAACACCCAGCAAATCACCCTTACTCTCGCGTCAACCGGCGCGGAAGGGTCGAACTGGATGGTGTCAGGCCGCGACATGTCCCTCCCCTATCGTCTCGAAATACGGCGCAAAGCCGTAAATCCCAATTCGAAGGGGAACGATCGAGTTTCACTTCGCCTTGCGCGAAGTGAACGGAATGTGACCACGGGGCTCCTTGCCACCGGGTCGATAAGTATGACGGTATCAGTGCCGAAAGATTCCGCAACGATCACGCAGACCCATGTTAAAGAAATGGTTGCTGCAATTGCATCGTTGCTCGACAACTGCACCGCGCAGGAGGCGACGAATCCAAACATCGCCGCACTTGTCGAAGGTCGTGATTTCTAAGGGGTCCCGGGGTAAAACCCCGGCCTCTAAAATCCGCCGATTCAGGCGCAAAGCCTGGATTGTTGTCCCACTAGTCCTTTCGATAGTGGGGTTAGGGCTCATCCGTAAGATGGAACCTGAGCTCATTCGTCAGCTTGTAGAGCTGGTGCTCAGCCTGATCTAACTCCAATACGGATGTCCGGAGTTAGTCGTAAACATTCTCACAAAGGAGTACTCTATGGACTTCACAACGAGATTCTATCCGGCTACTCATGTCGCACTTTTAGGTGATTTTGCTACGCAATTTCGTTCCTATTGCAACGAGCCAGATGTTGTTGAGTTACACAAAATGTACGCAACGTTTGGTGATAACCTCTTTCTAAGTCTTCTCCCAGCGATGGGAAAGGCGATGGAGGTTGCGCTCATTAGCTGTGCACGACTTGAAGTGCCTAGTGAGTTCTCTCTGGACAACGGCTCCCAACTACCTATTCTCCTTAATTATTTCTGGAGGAAGGTTTTTACTCGGGATGGTTATCCTTACCATGATGTTCGAGACATTGGAAACTCGTCTCTTGTTGAAGAGGCGGGGCACGCAGTTAAGGTGCTTCGGCAGTTCACACTGCTCTTTTCCAAAGTTGAGGATGTCGAACCCCAGGTGGAGTCCGCTGACGAGATAAGACGTTTCGTTCAGCGAGTCACGCAAAATGTTACGATCACAGCCTCAGCACGGTTGCTGAGTCTAGTGAAAGGCATTATTGCAAAAGTTGTTCTTGCAGAAGGTGAGTCGCAAGATGATCCTGATGCACTGCTTGCTGCTCCTTTGCAGCAGTGGTTGGAGATGCCCTGGGGCCGTCATGGACCAGGTGCAGTTGCGGGGATGGAAAAGGGTGTTGATAAGTGGCGTTTTAGTTTTATCGAAGGGTTAGACAGCCGTCTTTACGGCTATTACCCCGAGATCTTCGGTGGCCTCAGAGGCCAGCCGCGACGTGGTTCTCGTGTCTCACGACTATGTCTTGTCCCCAAGGATTACCGAGGGCGTCGGATCATTTGTATTGAACCGAAGGAGCTACAATTCGCTCAACAAGGGTTGATGCAGACACTTTACGATCACGTACATCGCCACTTCTTGACCGGAAGGAGCATCAATTTCTTGGATCAACGCCCCTCTCAACGAGCGGCAAAGCGTGGACACATATCCACCATTGATCTCAAGGATGCTTCGGACCTAGTGTCCATTGGTTTATGCCGGATAATATTCCCGGCGCCATTCTTCCGTCTCATGACGCATTGGAGAGCGAATGGAATTGCTCTTCCAGACGGTTCGTCCGTCCACACGAAGGCACTGGCTACCATGGGATCAGCTCTCTGCTTCCCATGCGAAACGCTGGTGTTTTGGGCTATATCGCTGGCATCTATAATGCTTCGCGAAGGCATCTGCCTCCCGGCCCTAGACGACCCTGCATGGTTTGAACGCCATCAGGGTATGTTTGATATCCGCGTATTCGGTGACGACATAACAGTCCCAACTGAATATGCCGGGTTAGTGTGTAACGCGTTACAACACTGTGGGCTTAAGGTCAATATCCAAAAGACTTGCATATCCTCCGTTGTTCGTGAGGCATGCGGCGCCTGGTTTTACGGCCAGGTTGATTGTCGAGTCGTAAGACTCAAGCTCACACGTTGCAGAACTGTTCTCGACTGGATCTCCATAGCGGAGTCAGCGAAGACGTTGGTCAAGGAGAATCAACTCCAGACAGCGTTTCTGTTACTAGGACGTCTTAATGGAATTTGTCCCGTTCCATACGGGGTACTCGGTTTTCCTGACCGAGACGATGCTGAGGTGACTCGTCATCGTAATTCGTATCATGTAGTTGATACGGTGAACGACAACGTTTACTATGTCAATGATGGATACCGCTGGAATTGCAATCTCCAGCGCCTTGAGGTTCTTGTACCAACGGTTAAAACCCGTCGTGGTCGACACCTAACCGGTTACTTAGGTTTATACGCCTGGTTTACCGGTCAAGCAACGGAATCCATGGCCTTGGACGACTTTACAGTCGAAATGGCTTGGACGCCTACGTCCATCGGTTAATTCCGAGTTAACTAGGTACAAAGAGGGGGTAATTACAACCTTTACAAAGTTGCACCGTTTTCCCGGGACCTCTCCTTTTCCACATTCAATTGTGACTCGCCGGTCGAAAGAACTGGCGGTTGGTGGG